CGAATACAAATCTGAGTGTTGCAACCATTTCTATACTGAAATCCGCAACGAGCAGGATTCTCAAGTGGTAACGAAATGCAATATCTGCGGGCAGGGCGATTATGTCTTGACGGCGCAGACGGAAGAAATATGATAAACTTATACCATGAAGATAGCAGTCTACGCAATTGCAAAAGATGAGATACTTCATGCGCAACGTTGGGCAGAGGCTACTGCTGGTGCCGACTATCGTATTGTTGCTGATACTGGCAGCACAGATGGCACACAAGAAGCGCTTAAAGCGCTGGGAGTAACAGTCCATCAAATCCACGTCAAGCCGTTCAGGTTTGATATGGCTCGTAATGCCGCACTTGCTTTAGTTCCAGATGATACCGATGTATGTGTCATCTTGGATATGGACGAAGTGCCAGAACCAAAGTTTTTTGACAAGGTGCGTAAAGGCTGGAAGCCTGGCGCAGACCTTGGTTGGATTTCAATGCAGACCGATGAAAACAAATGGGAGCGAGACAGGCTTCATTCCCGTTGGAACTGGGTATGGAAATATCCATGCCATGAGGTAAACATTTGGTATGGCAAAGATGAACCAGTTGATTGTGACATACGCCACGCAATAATTAAACATTTGCCAGATAACACAAAATCTCGTGGTCAGTATTTAGAACTACTCAAACTGGCTGTCAAAGAATTTCCTACTGACCCACGCATGTGGACATATATGTGCCGAGAATATTACTTCCGCCACCAGTGGGAAGAAGTTATCAAGGCCGCTACTAACAAACTAGAGAATCAAGGTTGGGATGTTGAAAGTGCCGCAGTCTGCCGATGGGCAGGAGAAGCAGCACACCAACTTGGTAACCAAGAGGATGCAAAAGTTTGGTATGACAAAGGGCGAGATATTCTTCCCCTGCAAGGTGAGTCGCAATTTGGTGTGGCAATGGATGCTTACCGAAAGCAAGAATGGCAGCGGTGTTTAGATGCTGCTATTAACGCTTTGGAGTCTCCTCGCTCCAACCACTACTGCTACGAATCAGCAGTCTGGGATTGGAAAGCCTACGACTTGGCAGGCATCGCTGCTTACAACCTCAAGCATATTGACGAAGCAATAACGTTTACACGACATGCCGTCAAGGCTAATGGGCCAGAAACAGAACGTATCCAACGTAACCTAGATTTTTTTAAGAGAGTGAAAGATGACATTAGGAAATAACTGTCGCACAGGTTGTACAGAAAAAAACCATGAGTCTTACATTGAATGTTTGAAAGCATCTAACCTACAAATTAATACAGGGGATGCTGGTAGAGCAGAAACAATGACTTCCAAGAAATGGGATGGCGAGTTAAAAGCCTACCGTGATGCTAGAGCAGAAGGCATACAGCCAGCAGGTACAACCATGAAGGCTATCAACGAAGCAAAGGCTGCTAGTGACAAACTAGGCGCAGCATATAACGCTGATGTAATGCCATCAGCAGACAAGATTACCAAGCAAAGCGCTTCGGTATTAAAACATACAGGGGATATCTAATGGCAATGGCAAAAAAGATAACCAAGGCTAAGGCTTATGCCGCAGCAGAGAAAGTTGAATCCAAGGCTGAGAAGGCTAAGGAACTTAAAAAAGGAATGTCAATATTAAAAGGGAAGAAGAAGTAAATGGCGGCAGCGAAAAAGGGAATGGGCTTTGCAAAGGCACAAGCAGGAATTGCCAAGAAGCAAGGGATTCCAATGGAACGTGCTGGTGCAATCCTCGCCTCAGCAACACGAAAGGCCAGCCCCGCAGCCAAGAAGGCTAATCCAAATTTGAAGAAAGTCCTACCAGCAAAGAAAGGAAAGTAACTATGTGCGTTGAATGTGGATGTAACTCAACAGCAATTGGAAAGTTGAATGACAAACTAACAGGCAAGCCTACAAAGGACCAATACGGTTCTTATGAAGGCGTTGGCGGAACTAAGTAACTATCGTTTCTAAGAAGGGAAAGCAATGGCATTAACAGATGGCAGAACAGCGGTTTATCATTTGAATCGTTTGGCAGGTACTCTTATCAATGATGTACCACAATATGATTTCAATGGTGCTGCAAGTATCTGGGCTTTCAATGTAACGGGTAAAAACTATTCCCGTGGCATTGATGCTCTTAACCAGATTTATGCTTTCCGTAACAGTGGAAAGAATTTTTACTACGATACACCTGGTGCCTTTAATGCCCTTGCTGGAACTGTTGGCCTTGGTGAAGCAGAAGCAGCAAGAAGGATTACCTCGTGACTACCTTTATAGATTTAATTAACGAGACAAACCTAGCCCTAACTGGTTATACAAACCGCCAGGACCAGGCTACATATCTAACATCACCAATGACTTCAACTGCAACCACTTTTGTGGTAGCAGATGGAACAGTGTTAACTCGTGGTCTAGTTGAAATAGACGACGAATTAATCTGGGTAGACTCATTTGACCGTACTACAAATACGGCAACAATCCCCGCTTATGGCAGAGGCTTTCGTGACACTACAGCCCAGTCTCACACCGCTGGTACTCGTGTAACCATCGCGCCTTCCTTTCCGCGAAGTGTCATCCGACGAAACCTTAACCTAGCAATTGATGGAGTTTACCCAGATTTGTTCGGTACCTTTTATACAATTTTTAACTGGCAAGCAGCGCGTACTACCTATGTACTTCCTAACGAAGCGGTAGATGTACTTGGTGCCTCATGGCAAACTATTGGGCCATCAAGAGAATGGCTACCAGTACGCCACTATCGTGTAGATAGAATGGCTAACCCAATTTATTGGGGTAGTGGTAAGACTATCTCCATCCGTGAAGGCATTATCCCAGGCCGTCCAGTAATGATTACTTACACCAAGAAGCCAACAGTGCTTCAATACGATACTGATGATTTTACAATGACTGGTCTATCTGATTCAGCACGTGAAGTAATTGTACTTGGTGCTGCTTACCGTACAGCAATGTACCTAGACCTTGGCCGTATACCTGCTGCTACAGCAGAAGCCGATGCACAACAAGGCAATGACCCAGTTGGTTCTGCAGCAAACATTGGCAGAGTATTACAACAGATGTACCAGCAACGTCTTCTTGTAGAAGTACGTCGTATGCAAGAACAATTCCCTCCACGCACGCACTACACAAGTTAAGGAAGGCATATGCCAAGTAGATACTATAGCGCTATTGCGCAAGACACAACGATTAATGGAGCCATTACTAACTCACAGACAAGCGTTGTGGTTAATGCGGTTGTTGGCTACCCATCAAATTATCCTTACATCCTAGCGTTAGATTATGGTGCAGCGGCTGAGGAACTTGTCAAGGTAACTAACGCTTCTGGCTTAACCTTAACTATTGTTCGTGGTTACAATGGCACGACTGCTGTAGCACATGCTACTGGTGCAACTGTACGTCACGTAATAACTGCTCAGGATTTAACAGACGCACAGACACACTATGATTCTACTACAGGCGCACACGGTGTTACTGGGGCAATTGTCGGCACAACCGATACTCAAACTCTTACCAACAAAACTATTTCTGGGGCATCAAACACTGTTACCAACATACCAATTTCAACAGGCGTGTCTGGCCTTGGAACAAACATAGCAACTTTTCTTGCTACCCCAACATCAGCAAACTTAGCATCAGCGATGTCTGATGAAACAGGTTCAGGCTTGCTTACATTTGCAACAAGCCCAACCCTCACCACACCAATCCTTACCCAAGGCACATCAACCCCGACCTTTACAACAAACGCCTACACCCTTGCCTCTAGCGATGCGGGGCTATTCCTGCTGGCATCAAACGGCGCAACGGCTGGAACTATCAACATCCCAACCGATGCGACTTACGCCTTTGCCAATGGCACACAAATCCACATCCAGCAAACTGGCGCAGGCCAGTTGACAATTCAAGCGACTACATCAGGAACAACAACTGTTGTCTCAAACGGCGCAACTAGCGCCGCGCCAAAGGTTCGCGCCCAGTATTCGGTTGCAACCATTATGAAGACTGCGACTAACTCTTGGACAGTTTACGGAGACATTGCGTAATGCCAATTCCAGGAATCGTGGCTTCGGGTATCAGCGGAAGCAAGATTGCTACTAGCTCGTTCTATTCCATTGCGACTGCCGCTGCTAGTGGAGGAACTGTTACTTTTTCATCTATTCCGTCAACTTACAAAAATTTACAACTTAGATTTATTGCTCAAGATACATACGCAGCATCGCAAAATACGCAAAATTTAGGAATAACTTTCAATGGTGCTGGTGGCACAGCATATTCTTGGCATTATTTATTAGGGCGCGGTTCAAGTGCTACTGCAACTGGAACTGCATCCACTTCAGAAATAAGAATTCTTTGCGAACCAAGTTCTATTACAGCAGGAATTTATGGAGTCGGAATTTTAGACATTATTGATTACGCATCCACTTCAAAATATAAAACAACTAGA